CGGTTTAAACTGTTCATGCGTTAGTTTCTCCACTGAATACGACACGCCAAGACGCCAGGGGCCTGCACGCCCGCTGGCGTCACTTTTTTGGGGATTTCTTCCGGCTAAACAGCGCGACAATCGCTCGGATTTCTTCTTCACGCGCAGCCAAATGACGGCGGTGATACTCGTTAATTTCTTCAGCTTCATGCGGTTCAATTACACCGTCTTCCAGGGCTTTATGAATTACGGTATCGACTCGTCCGCGCGCTGCTGATGTACGCAGTGCGCGATCAAACAAGTCGACACGGTCCAGGTCTTCCAGATGAGGAACATCCACCAGCAGTGCTCCGCGGCGACGAGCGAAGTAATCCGCCAGAAGTGAGGTATTCGAAATGTCCTCCATCGCCTCTAGCTCGTTGGCTTCGAAAAACCGGCAGCCGTTTTTCTCGTACAGGTTGTTATTGAACTGCGTTACGGACATGCCAAGAGCACCAGCCATAGCCTCACGGCCTCCTGGGTACGCTTTGCACATCGCTTTAACTACTTCTTTCAGGCTTGGCTCTACCATGCTGGTTTTCCTTTTGTAGTTACTTTCAAGCAGCTGAATCTGTAACCTTTTGGTAAAGGCTTGCATCGTACTTAAGCTTCCCGTTCGTAATTCGCTCGATGACGAACGCTTGCTTTTGAGGGATAACCTCACCCCATCGGCAAACTGCCGGGTGGGAAATCCCAAGAACACACGCGGTTTTTGATACGCCGCCGAAGTGTTCAATGACTTCTGATTTACGCATGGTTCCTCCTAATTAACTCACGCCAAAGGTAACAAAAGGTACATTAAATAGCAAACAACAGTTACAAGGAATCAATGTAACATTGGTTACATGAAAACAGAGATGAAAGACCGAATAAGATCCCGTCGAGTCCAACTCGACATAACACAGCAGACCCTAGCTAAACGCTTAGGAGTCAGCCGTGTTTCCGTAACTAAATGGGAGAGCGGTACGACCAAACCTGATGGTGAAAACCTCCACCAACTGGCAATGGCGTTGCAGACAACTCCAGAATGGATTCTTTACGGTCAGGGTGAGGAAACACAGGACGATACCAAAGTTATTCCGTTCCTTAAGCCACCAACGGCAGTCCCTATTATCTCCGCCGTTCAGGCTGGTATGTGGACTGATACTTATGCATGCTCAAGGCTTACTGATGTGATTTCATGGACGCAAACCACTGCAAACGTTTCTGATGAAGTATTCGGATTGGTAGTTCGTGGGGAGTCTATGACCAACCCTCATGGTCTGCCATCGATTCCTGAAGGGTCGATCGTTATTGTTGAGCCTCATTATGGCCAACTGGATGACCTTTACGGAAAAATTGTAGTAGCAATACTTGACGGTTCAGCTGAAGCGACCGTTAAAAAGCTGGTATGGGATAGTCCCTTCTCATACTTGATGCCACTTAACCCTGCATTCAAACCTATCCAGATAGACGGTAACTGCCGAATTGTTGGAAAAGTGGTTCAGATAACCCAGAACATCTAAGTTATTCATTTCCAATGCCAGATCATCTTCTGGCATTTTTTTACTCCCAGAGGTAACAAAAAGTACATTTCTAGCTTGACCATCAAAGTAACCAAAGGTACATTTAGATCGCGTAACGGGTACTCAAAGTTACATTAGAAGATGTGGTAGTTAGCATTACGGCATATGACACATGCGCCGAAACAAACAAAAAAGCGCCCATTCATCGGACGCTTCGCTCTTTAAAAATCTGGATATCCCTTAACACCAAAACTACTGCCGTGCTTTCGGCCTTGGCGTGGGCATTGGCCGAGGTGGGACGTGACTATCAGGCCTTGGCCCCTCATGAATCGTGCTGTGTGCTTTCATGTTAGCCCTTATTATTTTCCAGGCCGGGGCGGTATTGGCTTTGGTGGAACATGAAACGGCTCAATTGGTTTGCTCATGTGTGCGATCCTTGAGTTTATTATTTTTTAGGCTGAGGTTTCACTGGCTGTGCAGGTGGCTTTTTCGGTGGCATGTGGTCATTTGCAAATTTGCTCATCTGTTTTTTCCTCGAAGTCTTTCTTTCGCGGCAAGTCACCGGCTAACAATGACATGCACTTCTGAAAGATAGTTAGATTGTAAGTGGCGGGAAGACTGAAATAAAGGCAGGCTTTTAGATATGCCGCGTTCTCCAATGATCGCCACGGGTTGCTGTCTGTGTCCTGGGCTTTAATGAAGCGGTCGGTTAGCTCTGCGTCTGATAACGATGGTGACTCAGCCAGTAGCCTTTTGTATTGTTTCATTTGCTCTTTAGAAGACCCAGCTTCTTGTCCGAAATGATAAACAAGCTGTAGAACAGAAAGGACCGATACAAACACCCCAAAAACGAAATAGTTGTTAAATGAAGAAAACACCGAGAAGCCTACGACAATAAGCACCAAAGTGATGAGCTTATCTATTCTCGTAAGCAGGGTGTAATTCATTCTTTCCAGAGTATATGAATAATAAATAGCAAAATTGCAATCGTCCCTACTCATTTATCACCTCACTTATCAACTTAATCCCCTGGCTTCGGGGGTGGTTTAGGCGCTTGCCGCGGTGGCATGTGCCTTTCCTCGTAATCATCCGGCTTACTCATTTCAAGATCCTTTGTGTTGTTAGGGATATCCAGATTAACCGAATCCTTGTTGTTGGGGAATAGCAGGATCCACTGAGCCTGATGTGGTGAAAAGACAGGCAGCAGTTGCAGTACGGTATATGGCACATGTGCCGCAGCGGCCCGGGGATTCCTTAGGCAGTAACCCGACCCAGCTGGTAGCTGGAATGTGCAAGCCAAGCATGTACGACAGGTAGAGGCCTTCCACCGGTGTGTCGATCAGGTGTTACACCTCGGAAGAGAAGAGGATGGTATAGATAGGAAAAAAGCGTCCAAAAGGACGCTACGTTCTAAAAAAACTATTCTGAAGCAGTTAAGGGGGAAACTTTATTTACTGCGTAATTACCGAAAGCAAACAGGAAGACGAACATACATCCCGCGGTAATAAGGAATGCTTTAAACGTATTCCAAAAGTCGTCAGCTGTTGTCAATGGGTTATCTAACATTGTCAGAGCATCAAATAGGAGAGCGCAAAAGGTGCCAATAACTATGTATAACAGAATCAAGAAAACAGCCGCCACTCTTGGGCGTGGTGTAGGATCTGAAAAAGAAATCAATACCCTATTGGTTCGTTTGAAGGAGAGTATCAATATGACTAAACAGACGAGTACCCAGCCAAGTAACGCAATCATTGTATCAAGGCTGAAATTACTTAATGTCAATTTACCTAACAATCCAGCATATAGGATAACGCCAAGCACTGAACAAATAGAACTGAGCATAAGGCCACGTATGCCTTCATAGTATTGATCATTACCTTCAAAAGGAACTTCTAGTCTTTTCTTAGACATTGTATTGACCCTATATTTCATCTTAAAAAATTAGAGAGAACAAAAATATAATCGGAAATGAAGGAAAAATCTTTAATTATATTTTTGATTTTTCGCGCTGTGCAGAGCGCATATATTACGGAGAAACTAACCATGAAAAACACTCAGATCGTCACCAAGTTACAACCACGCATGACCAGAGAGCAGCTGATCGACGCAACTCGTAAAGCAGCCCCTCTTCTCCCTGCCGCTTATGGCTGGATGGTTAATGAACTGGCAACTCGCCTTGATTTTACCAGCGTCGCGCTCTGTGAAGCGTTGGCGCAGCGTAAGGAACTGGCTGAGCAGAACGCCACCCTACGTGAGGACGTTGCCAGCTGGGCCAAAGAGTGCGACCGCATCGAAGAGCGTCTCACCAAAACGCCTACCAACATGCACCTGCTGGAAGCTCAGCGAGAACTGCGTGAGTTGGCTCCTGTCGCCATTTCCCTGAATAACGAGGTTGCTCTCTAATGGCTAACTCATTCAAGCAAATGACCCGTGACGGGACAATCAAGCGTACCGATACCGGGATGTTTATCAGCCTCGATCAAATTCATGTGCGTGAAGGTTTCAACAAACGAGAAGACGATGAGCGCACCCGCCTGGCTGATGACGACCTTTTCCATTATCTAATGAACGGTGGTGCTGTCCCTCCAATTGAAGTTATCGCCCGTGATGAAGGTGGTGTGTGGGTTGTTGAAGGTCACCGTCGCCGTCGTTGCTATGCGCGCTGTGCTGAAGCTGGAAAGCCAGTGGACCGCATTCACATCATGCCGTTCAACGGTAACGATGTGCAACGCCTAGCGCGCATCATGACCAGCAACAACCAGCTCCCGCTCTCCGATATGGAGCAGGCTGCAGTTATTCAGGAGCTGCATAACGCCTTCAATCAGGCCACCAGCGAGATCGCAAAACTGGTTAATAAGTCAGTGGCCACGGTAGAGAAGTTACTGCTCCTGAGCACGGCTAACCATGACGTTCAGCAGGAAGTTAAATCCGGTGCGGTGTCAGTCGATGTCGCGGTTGATCGCGTTATGGAGTATGGCGAACAAGCCGGAAAAGTTCTTCAACACGATAAGGCTGTAGCGGCTGCCCAGGGGAAAACGAAAGTTACCCGCAGCTCTATTGCTCCAGAACTCAGCGTAAAAAACGCTCGCCGTTTCGTTGAGCTGATGGCTCAGGCAATGATCAGTGATGAAGGTGTTTTCACTCTTGAAGGAACTGGCCTTGCTGAAGCGCTGGCCATTATGGACGAGCACAAAGCGATTGCGGAAGCGCGTGAAACATACCGCCTTTCACAGCCAGTGCCTGAAACAGAAGTGGTAGGCAAAACGCTTTACGTGAAACTAGAAGGCATTGAGATTGGTACCGCTCAAATCTATCGCGGCAAAAAAGTCATCCTGAATGGGATAGTCACCAGCCAGTCAAAAGCAGTGGCCCACTTGGTCAGGCAATACAAACTCCAACGTGAGGTAAAATGAAAATTCTCGTCCCATCAGTATTCATTCCTACTGATGCGAATCCCAAAATCTATAGAATAGAGCAGTCACTATGCCGAAGCATATCCTTACCGTGCAAGATACCAAGGCTAATTAACAGAGTTTTTTTCACCAGTTGCTGACGAGGAAGAAAACTGGTCGAGGACAGGAATGTAGTGGTAAAATATTTCCGGCTAAAGGCACGTTTGGATACTCCCGTTAGCTATATATGATATTTTCCAAACTAAAAACCACCGCCCATGAATTTAACTTAACGAAATAAATACTGAGGAAAAAATGGACAAAATTGACAAAATGGTTTTAATACCGAAATTGATAGCTATAGTAGTCATGATTGCCACCTTATTAACCGGGTCACAAATGTTGATTTTCAAACAAAAAATCGACAGAGCATTTTCAATTGACTTAAATATCGATAACCCTAAAAAGGAAGGGTTAGAAGAACAGTACAAAAAACAGATCGAACAAATATCAAATTACAGAGACGAAACATTTCGGCTCACTAGCATGATTGAAGGATTGAAGAATAGTTCATCTTTATCATCTGAAAATATTAGAATCGAAACGTTGGAATCACAGTTCAAAGTTTTACAAAAAAAAATAGATGGTCTTGAAAGTATCCTGAATACTTCATCAGAGAAAGCAATGGCCCTCCCTCTGATGAGAAAAGACATTGATTCCCTAGAGAAATCAATTAAAGCCTCAAATGATTATTCTGACAAACAGCTCGAACGATTCATAAATTTATTTTACTGGATATGTGGAACTTTAGCCTTGGGGATAGTCGGGTTATGTGTCGGACTTTTTATGAACACGAAGAAAGTTAATTAAATATACAACCGGGTGCAGCCGGTAAGTGGAGGAACTTATGTCCCGCATGATTTCTTTAATCGACTGGGCACGGGAAGAATTTGGAGATCAGGCCCCGAGTGAGCGCTTATTAAAAAAGTACGCTAAAGGCCGAATGATGGTCCCCCCAGCCGTTAAGGTTGGACGCTGCTGGATGGTAGACCGTGAAGCACGTTACGTTGGAGTGATAGCCGAACCTGTTTTTCCTACAAATTCTAACCCCAGACTAAAACGGATCATTGCTGATGGCTGCTAGACCACGTACACATAAAATTTCCATTCCAAATCTATATTGCAAACTGGATAAGAGAACAGGAAAAGTTTACTGGCAGTATAAACATCCCATTACCGGGCGCTTTCATAGCCTTGGAACAGATGAGACAGAAGCAAAACAGGTAGCTAACGAGGCTAATACCATTATAGCCGAGCAGAGAACGCGTCAGATTCTTAGTGTTAATGATCGTCTAGCCAAGATGAAAGGCAGAAGAACTGATATAACTGTTACTGAATGGATTGATAAATATATAGCAATTCAGGAAGAACGTCTCAGGAATAATGAATTACGCCCAAACTCTTTTATTCAGAAGAATAAGCCGCTTCGACTTTTCCGGGAACATTGTGGTATGCGATATCTGAAAGATATCGAGACCATTGATATAGCTGAAATCACGGATGCAATTAAAAATGATGGTTTTAGCAGAATGGCGCAGGTCGTGCGAATGGTTTTAGTTGACGTTTTTAAAGAAGCTCAACATGCCGGACATGTTCCTCCTGGATATAATCCAGCTATGGCTACAAAACAACCTCGGCATAAAGTTAAAAGACAAAGACTGTCATTCGAAGAATGGAAGTCGATTTATGACGCGGCAGAAAGTATGCAACCATACCTACAGTGTGGAATGCTACTAGCGCTGGTCACAGGACAACGACTTGGTGATATATGCAATATGAAGTTCTCTGATATTTGGGACGACATGCTTCATATTGAGCAGGAAAAGACAGGTTCGAAACTGGCGATCCCTCTTGAACTTAAATGCGATGCATTAGGATTGACGCTTCGTGATGTGGTTTCAAAATGCCGGGATGCAGTTATAAGCAAATACCTAGTTCACTTTCGCCACTCGACATCTCAGGCAAAAAGAGGAGACAGTGTTTCATCAAGCAGTCTTACGACATCTTTCAAAAAAGCCAGGAACAAATGCGGCATCGAATGGGAAAAGGGAACTGCACCTACATTTCACGAACAACGCTCACTTTCAGAAAGACTGTATGAAGCTCAGGGGATCGATACGCAAAAATTACTGGGTCACAAATCACCTAAGCAGACGGCAAAATACCATGATGACAGGGGAAAAGAATGGACAGTTGTAGCCGTTTGAACAGCATATTTTGTAGCCAGTTTTGGGGATCGTTTTTGGGGAAAGTTTTGGGGATGTTTTTCGTTAGCTAATAAAAAACGGGAACCATCAGGCTCCCGTTCTTGTTTAACTCAGAGTCTTGATTACATGTTCGCGATAATCGCGTCGCCAAACTCTGAGCATTTCAGCAGCTTAGCGCCTTCCATCAGACGTTCGAAGTCATAGGTTACGGTTTTCGCGTTAATCGCGCCTTCCATACCTTTGACGATCAGGTCTGCGGCTTCGAACCATTCCATATGGCGCAGCAGTATTTCATGAATTCAATCATGATGCATTGATTTTTAAGTAAAAAAATCAGAAATAATGCTCTCGTCACACATTTTTAGCCGCAGGCTAACCAGTTGATTGTATTTAATTATTTTTGGGTTTTGATAACCATTTTTCAGTTGAAGAAATTATCTTCCTCTTGAGTACGCTAAATCAAAGGTGTTTTTAAATCACGCGTGTTATTTATAGATAACAATCACATACGATAATTTTTCGCCATTAATCCATAATTGCCAGATCAGTTGAATCAACAACTTACGATTAACAAATAGTCGCAAAGGCGAAATTTTTACGCATAAAAGATGGTTTTCACATCAAATGCCTGACATTAGTTGATGTACAAGATTCACTCTTGCATCTGCACTCAGTCCCAATGTCAAAGCGAAGAAATTAGCATTTTGCTCACTATGTTCATACCCATGTCTTTCAAGATATTCACGATATCGAATCCTCATATCTGAGTTCTCTCTGGTCTGGCGCGCAACTTGTGCAAAATGTTCAGGTGTCCTTCTTGGCATTTTCATCACTCCGAGATTTTTTTGTGTAGGAATTATACATTTATAGAGGAACCTAATTGAACCATAAATGCCTTCGCGCACCATCATAGGGTGTCGGGGGTCGGAGGTTCAAATCCTCTCGTGCCGACCAAAAACATATTGAAAACCAGCCACTTATGGCTGGTTTTTTTATTGGTATTTTTATACGAGGAAACATCGGGGAAAAACTGGGGAATAATTGCCCGTACTTTCTGTTCAATCGGACGAAAAAATCCCATCCTTTAACTCGCCTTGACACTGTATATTTTTACAGTAAAAATATAACCTCCTCTCAAACAGATTAAGGAGACTGTTATGTTTGTTGAGTTGGTTTACGATAAGCGAAATGTCCAGGGCTTGGATGGAGCTAGAGAAATTATTCTGGCTGAGCTGACGAGGCGAGTTCATCACATATTCCCTGATGCTGAAGTGAAGGTTAAACCTATGCAGGCTAACGGATTGAATAGTGATGCCAGCAAAAGCGACCGTGAAAAGTTGAACCGTATGCTGGAGGAAATGTTTGAAGAGTCTGATATGTGGCTTACAAATGAATGAATTTACCTAATGTCATCACAGCAAACCCGGCCCCATTACCGGGTTAGATTTCCTCTTTACACTATTTTCGAAACTTTGCGTAGATCCTTCCAGTTTAGCAACACGCCGCTTTACCGCATCGCTGGCTTCCATCATCATGCCCCTGTTTCAAAATCATAATGTTTCGGTGCGCACCTGTTTTTTCTCCCTGCCCTATACTTTCAGTCTGACACCTGGCTGGAGGTTTCGATGTGTGGACGTTTTGCACAAGCCCAAACCCGTGAAGACTATCTGGCATACCTGGCCGACGAAGCCGATCGTGACATTGCCTATGACCCGGAGCCAATTGGCCGGTACAACGTGGCACCAGGCACAAAAGTTCTCCTGCTGAGCGAACGCGACGAGCAGCTGCACCTCGATCCTGTCCTGTGGTCTTACGCGCCCGGGTGGTGGGATAAACCACCCCTGATCAATGCGCGCGTCGAGACAGCGGCCACCAGCAGAATGTTTAAACCACTATGGCAGCATGGCCGGGCGATCTGCTTTGCTGACGGCTGGTTCGAATGGAAGAAGGAAGGCGACAGGAAACAACCCTACTTCATTCACCGCGCCGACGGCCAGCCCATATTCATGGCGGCGATAGGCAGCACTCCGTTTGAGCGCGGCGATCATTCAGAGGGCTTTTTGATAGTGACGTCTGCAGCTGACAAAGGTCTAGTTGATATTCACGACCGCCGACCACTGGTTCTGTCACCAGAAGCAGCGCGTGAGTGGATGCGGCAGGATATAGGCGGGAAAAAAGCTGAAGAAATTGCAGCTGACGGCGCAGTACCTGCCGAAAAGTTTACCTGGCACGCTGTTACACGCGCGGTTGGAAACGTCAAAAATCAAGGTAAAAATCTTATAGAAACAATAAATTAACCTTTTTGGTTAATTTATTTTTCTTGATGGGTTTACTTTTTTTATGGTTAGAGTATATTTAGAACATCTGGCGTAAGCCACAATGAAAGCACTGAGGATATGACTATGGCTCTTACTGATTTCGGAAAGGCCGTAAGGAAAGCTCGGATCGATACTGGTTATACTTTGCTTACAATGGCAAAGGCTTTAGGAACAACACCTGCTTTTCTAAGCGGGCTCGAAACAGGGACTAAAAAAATACCAGAGAAATGGGTAACGGCAATCAATGAACTTTTTGCAGCGCAAGGTTATTATATTGATGATCTCGATGTTTTAGCTTCTATCGCGAATGAATCGGTACCTATTGAAGGTTTACCAAAGCAACAACAAATGCTTGTTGCTGGTTTTGCAAAATCGGAATTCACCCATGAAGAATTAAAAAAATTTGCAGAATTACTTGCAGAAATCAACAAAAAATAACTGCTTAGGAAACTGTTATGCATTTAATGCGCGGTACACGTGTTCGTCCTCTGAGTGAAATGGAAATTAAAGCGATAGCTGTAAATGCTTGCTTTGCACTCGGATTTACTAGTAAGTATAAATACCGGCGTAGACCGCGCAGATTTGACGTAGCGCTGGAAACATTATCTCAATGGAATATTGTCCTCGATCCAATGGATGATGACGAATGGTTTCAGGAAACGCTGGGTCTAACGATTGGACACTGTGAACCTGACAAACTGACTATCAGGGTTCCAAACCATATCTATGAAATGGCATGTGGCGGTGAACGATCAGCATTATTTGTTATATTCCATGAGCTCGGGCACTTGCTGCTACAACATAAGCCAGCCCTACACTTTGCGAATGCCATGCCGGAACAAAATGAAGATTCTGAATGGCAGGCGGATCTTTTTGCAGAAACTATGCTGGATAAATTGGGCTATCAAACAGCACAGCTTTGCTTTGAATTTTATTGAAAAAAGCCCTGTTGACGCAGGGCTTCTTAGGGGTCGAGCTATGTTGACGCATAACTCGGTGTGTATGGAGAAATCTACCGCTACACAAAATGCTTGACGGCTAAGAGTATAGTGGTTCTCCTAACAAGGTGCAATCTGTTTAGATTTACAGGCTGTACATTTACATAGGAGATCTCACATGAAAACTGGCTATTGTCCAAAATGTGGGAATTCGTGTGAAGTAACCTTCACACCCTATGTAATGAAGGATGGTAAAATCATCCGCCCTAAAAAGGCGAAAGTTTTTGTTATCCCTCATTGCAAATGCAGCGAGAAAAAAGCTGCTTAATTAAGTAAAAAGGCTGCGTAAAGCAGCCTTTTTACTTCACAATTAATAAATCTGATATGCGAGTAGTATATCGGGGTGAAAGCAACTGCCGCTTCATCTGCCACTGCTGCTGTATGCCCTGCCCGGCAAAGTAGAGCGTGCCTTTTCCATCTTTAGCATTCAGGTGATCAAGCACTTCCATCAACCTTTCGCTACCTGCCCGCGGTGCGTTTTCGTCGAACAAGTTTAGCTGGGCTACGCCCTGGCTGAAGAAGTCACCCAGCATTACTCCGGCTTTCTGGTACCGGTGTCCGTCTTTCCAGATTTTGTCCAGGCACCTTACCGCGGAGTTGATGATGTCGCGGGAATCCTGAGTGGGGGTAAGAAGCTTCACTGACGCGCTGTTACCGTAATACGGCTCATTAAGCGCAAAGGGAGAGGTTTTCACGAATGCAGATATAAAACGGCAATACTGGTGCTCGCCACGTAGTTTTTCAGCGCCACGGGCCGCATAGCTGCAAATGGCCTGACGCATCTGCTCATATTCTGCGACGCGTTCGCCAAAAGAACGACTGCAGACGATTTCCTGCTTTGCCGGCGCAAACTCCTCCAGATCAAGACATGGTTCGCCGCGCAGCTCCCGAACCGTTCGCTCCAGGACGACATTGAAGTGCTTTCGAATAATCCACGTACTCTGCTCAGAGAGGTCCAGAGCTGTTTTGATGCCCATGGCATTAAGCTTTTTACTGATTCTGCGACCAACGCCCCAAACATCCTCTACAGGCACGATCGCCAACAACCGACGCTGCCGATCGACATTTGACAGGTCAACTACCCCGCCCGTTTGTCGCTGCCATTTCTTTGCGGCGTGGTTGGCGAGTTTAGCGAGTGTTTTTGTCTGGGCAATGCCAACGCCAACGGTGAGGTGCGTACGCTTCAGAACTGTAGCGCGGATTTCTTTGCCGAACTCAGTCAGGTCCCGGCAGTTTCGCACTCCGGTAAGATCACAAAAAGCTTCATCGATACTGTAAATTTCGACGCGGGGGCTCATTTCCTCCAGCGTCGTCATTACCCGGTTCGACATGTCAGCGTAAAGCTCGTAATTGCTGCTGAAGCAAACAACGCCAGCCCGCCGGAAAAGCTCTTTTTGCTTGAAGAACGGCTCTCCCATAGTAATTCCAGCGGCTTTGGCCTCGGCGCTGCGTGCTATTACACAGCCGTCATTGTTCGAGAGAACGACAACCGGGCGCCCTCTCAGGTCAGGCCTGAATACGGTCTCGCATGATGCGTAGAACGAATTCACATCACAGAGCGCAAACATACTCAGCTCGCCGATTTGACGATGAAAGTAACTACGCCGAAAACGTCCAGCGTATCTTCGCTGCCTACAACAATCGGACTGTAGGCGCTATTCATTGGGATGAGTTGGACTGTCGGGCGTAGCTGCAGGCGTTTAACAGTAAATTCCCCTTCCACCGCGGCGATGACAATGTCACCGTGCTCAGCTGTGCGCGAGCTGTCCACCACCAGCAAATCACCATCGCTGATCCCGGCTTCGATCATTGAATCACCTGCGGCTTTGACGAAATAGGTGGAGCTCGGATGAGCGACAAGTAACTCATTGAGATCGATACGCTGTTCAACGTAATCAGCTGCGGGACTTGGGAAACCACACTGAACTAAGTCACTGAAAAGCGGGAGAGCGATAATTTCTCGCAGTTCTGTTGGCCTGATGAATTCCATTGCACACACCTCAAACACTGTTTTTATATACAGTAGTTTTATTTGTAAGTATCCGCAAGATACAGGCCCTATCGTCACTGCTTAAAGCTTCGCCGTTTCGCTTCTAAGTTTCTCTCTCGTTTCGAATTATGACTTTTGTAAATTATTCGCTTCAAACTCCAATTGAGTAGTTTTAATCCAAGGCCCCTACATCCAGTTCTTTGATTAGCCTTTTGATGCAACTAACTTCATCCATTAGAGCAAGGATCGCTTCATGGTGAAGAGCTGCCGCCACGCCGAACGTATCAACAGATTTTACACCCTCGATTTCTGAGCCATCTCGTAAGGTTGTTTTTCCATATGATTTAACTGCTTCAGGAAAAACCTTCTCGACTTCCTGAGCTATGAAGCCATACCCGTGCGCAGGAGTATCGAGGCGGTCCCATTCGACGCCTCGAAGTTGCTGCATTTTCATAAGCGGCTCAGCGATTACCGTTACATTTTCTTTGATGCGCTTGTCAGATGCTGTTACCCAATTGCCTGTGGCAGCGCCATTGGAATGGAAAACCCAGGTGACCATCCCTTCCTGATTCGACCCTTTCAGGTTTAGTGTGACATTATCAAAATTAGCCCCGCCACCACGGGCTCCCCCGAAAGACCATTCTCCTGTATACCAGGTGCCTTTGATGAGGTTGACGTAATTACCTTTATTTGGGTTATAGCCACTGGCCACGACCAGGCTGATGCCATTATTCATCAATCCACCGCCACCATTATCCCCAGAATTGACGGCAAATCCGGGGTTACCGTTAATCCCTGGCTGGACTGTAATTGGGCTCGTAATTTTCCCACCCGCTTTCTGATCGACAGAATTAAGCCGTGAATCATCGCCGGCGGCGACCGTTCCCGCCGCTGCGCCAACGTCTCTCGTAGCGCTGTTTCCTAAACCGAGGTTTGTGCGAGCGCCTGATTCGGTTGTCGAACCGGTACCGCCCTGGTTAACAGGCACTGCCCCGCCGCTCTTCGTTGCCATATTGTCAGACAGATATTTCCATGAAGGGCCGTTGAAGGTAGTGCCGTCTGGCAGCTTCACTGTGATGTTTCCAGCGGCGCTGTAAACCTGCTGCCAGTTCTGTTTGTCGTAATTCAGTCCACGCAGCGCTTCAGCACTTTGCGCCACCAGCGCGGCAGTTACCATGTTCAGCGCCACGCGGGGGACGGCTGACCATGCAGCGCCGGATTGCGTTGGCCCGGTGAAGTTACTGACAAGCGTGAGCTGCGTGTCACTGTCGACTGTTTTCACTGGCAGCGTATACGGAACCCCGCCCACAGTAGAAACAATGAAGTCACCTGCGGCGAGTTCGGTTGCGAATGAGGTTCCGGAACCGCCAACAACAGCGGACCCGTTTGTCAGGGTGATGGTACCTGCCGACATAAAGGACTCCTGAATTCAGATAATAAAAAAACCCGTCGGAGCGGGTTTTCGTGTTGTTCATTTTAAACAGGTTGACCTGGTGAAGTTGTTTTTACTTATCCACCGCCAGCTGAAAGGATATCCAGCTTTGTATTCAACCTGGTTTGCTACTTGTCGCACACCATATATCTGTACGGTTTGTTCCTGCCCACCTAAAAGGGTTACAGCCTCACACACAGGAAGCTGCTTCTCAAAGATGTTTGCTGAGCAAGCAGAAAGAAGACAGACAATTAGCAAACTACCGAGTATTTTTTTCATTTTTTATCCCTGAGGTAATTCGTACTTTGAAACTTAACCTGACGGGAAAATTAATGAAAATAGATTGAGCAGATCAATATCGATTAATTGATCGTTTTAAACGATCAATTAATCGAATGCAGTCGTGTTGATTGCCGTCAAAGCTATTCCAGTCGTAGTCCCGCCCGCAGCAGAACCGGTAGCTGTGGTCGAGGGTGCGGCATTAATTCTGGTTGATGAACCATTAAACCGACATCCTGAGTAGGCTGTGATATTCACAATAGTGGGTGGTTTAGTGTTATTGTTCTGGATGATCTGGGAGCCAAGAATAGCGGGTGCCACCGCATAACTACCAGGCAGAGTGACGTCAATATTAATTCCACCTGTCGTAGCTCCTGGCGTCCCAACAGTCACAAGGTCACTCAATATCCGACTCTCGTTTGTCAGAACCAGCTTCCCGGTGGCATCCCAGATAGCAAATCCCCATTTGGGCAATGTCTGAGGATAAATAGCAAAGATGTAAGCCGTTAAGGTATGTGACTGTCCATAGGCATTGCTTGATCCAACAAGAATATTTCCTCCTGATCTGGCTGCAGTAACCATAGTAGGCTGAGCAGTATCACTCGTTTTGCAAAAAACCATTGCCGGATAAGAAACATCCAGAGCTATTGTTGCAGATGCACCGTGATATGCCCCGCTTGCTACTGAGTCAACCACTACCTTCCTGTAGAGACAAAATGGTGTGGACTGTGGCGTAATAAAGGGATTTCCATTATCCAGAGCTATCAGTGCGCCATAATCTGCCATTATGCCTTCTCCACAAAAACTACGAGCTCACATTCAGAGGCTGGATAGTTTCCAATCCCAACGCTGTTTGCCGCGCCAAGAGTTATCGTATTTCCGCTGGCGACGATACGGCGCCCCACCGAGACCGCTCCCCTATCCAGAGAAACGACAAACCCGACCTTCATTCCTGCCGGAATTGTAAACGACCAGCTTCCGGAGTTTTGCCCCTCAGAAAGTTGAATACGTCCGACCACAGATACTGGCTTAATACCGTAATTATTCGGGTTACCATTGGCATCCCATGTCTGAATGCCCCACGTCATTAAAATACCCCTGTAAGTTTACCAATCTGTACGCGGAGGACGCCGTTCGCATCCCTGATGCTGTCAGTAACGTTCGTGGTCTTTCTTGCGCCCTGCCCGTCACTGCCGTAGTTTTCCCAGGAACCCCCTTTGTCCAGTTTCCATCCGGCCTGTCCTGGGACGTAATTGTTGGACTGGATAAAGTTGCCGATTTTGGCATTGGTGATAGTCCCATCCTGAATAAAACCTGAACTGATAAAGACCTGGCCATTAACCACCGCGAACGGTGAATATTGCGTATTACTACTGCCACTCATCAGCACGAACTGATTAGCGTTAAAACCAACACGGGTAACTACCGGCTTCCCGGCCTCAGCAAGCACGGCAATCGACATCCCGGCGTTGTACATCATCCCGTTTATCCTCACGCCTGTTTTGAGGGTGTAGATTGCAGAAGCACCGGAGGCATCGACGACGGCTGTAAGTTTGTCTTCCAGTGAAGCAGTGACGTCCTCTATCCGCGCCTGTACCTGCGTTGATAGTTCGGCCATTGCCTTATCCACCTCTGCAATAGTCGTTTTCACAACCAGGATATCGGCACGTACCTCTCCGTATTGCGCCCATTGATGTTCAAAGGTTCCATGATTGGCCAGCGCGTTCTGCATTGCAGCTTCAAGATTGGTATCAATATCGCTGGTCAGGCGGTCACCGTCGGCCGAGGTAAGGAAATCGTCTGCAATATCACCCAGATAATCATCGGCGTTATCGTTAGACATCCCCCTGATCCAGTCGGTATACCCGGACTCGTTACCCGTTCTGTCAACCAGCTGCGCGCGGTACCAGAATTCCTGCCCTGCTTTAAGGCCGAGCTGGGTGTATTCCGCAGATGGATAAGGCACATCTGAGAGCAAGAGTGGATTTGAAAAGTCACTGTTGGCCGTGTACTGGATTTCTGTTTTGAGGGTATCGCCGGTGTTTGCCGGAAAACCCCAGTTCAGACGGATCCCCCAGTTAATGCCCGTGGACGTGAATCCTACTGGCTTAGGCGGATTACCTACTTTGCCGGTCAGGATCTTCTCCTCTGAATATCCCCATCCTGAGGAAATTTCAGCGGCATTAATTGCGCGCACGCGCACCAGGTAGCGACCGGAATAAATCCCCGGGACGTCAAATGACGTGGTGGAGCTGCGCGGCATGTTCACCCAGTTTCCGTCATTGCGGCGCCACTGCCCCTCATAGGCGATAGCGTTCTGCGCCTGGTCCCAGCTGACGCGCATCGTTTCGACGCTGATATTCTGCTGAACCACAGAAAACGAGCTGATCACGATGTTAGCTGGCGGTGACTGATTACCAGGAGGTATTACACTTATTGGCCGCTGGTCTATAATTGCGCCAGTATCGATACGGGCATATTTATCCGGATCGTGCCATGCAGCGGTGATCGAGAAGGTGCCATTATCGTTATCGCTTACGCTGACAACGCGGTACTGCTGAGCGTAAAGCTCGTCAGATTCCACCACCCAAACAGCTTCGGCCTGTGGCGTCTCACTGTATGCCGTGGTGACTGTGACTGATTCACCGTTCACGGCCTGAATGGTCCTGCTCTGCGACGCTCCGGAAGGTAGGTTGAGAATAAGGCGATCACCTGCTGCCGCATCTGCCACGCGGTCAAGTTTGATAACGCGACCGTTAACGGCGCTGATGCGGCCGCCCATAACCTTTCCGGAAAGCAGTTCGTCTGCCACGGCGATGATGTAGCCCGGCTGTGGTATGTTTCCATCCAGGCCGACATCGAACGAAACAACACGGTCTTTATTGTTGGTGAGGATGCCCCAGCGGCCTTTTCGGTTTGCTTCTGATTGCCGGGTGCATCCGATAGCCGTGATCTCCAGTTGATTAAAGCCGTAACGTGCCACCAGCGCCTGCTCAAATACGGGCTCCATCGCGTCAGCGTAGGCGTTATCCGGATCGGACCAGGATACCAGCGCTGTGGTGTATCGGGTTTTCGTGGTGCTGCTCGAATAGCTGAAGCGACCGTCAATAACGTTCGCGCGCGTATAGCTGTAATCAACATCACGTGGCATGTCAGCCAGGGCAACGATCTGATCCCCGCCCCAGTAAGTCATGCCGCGGAAGATAGCGGCAAAATCGCGCAACACAGTGTAAGCGTCGTTACGGTCCTGGATATAGACGTTGCAGGTATACCGTGGTTCGGTACCGCTTCCGCCTTTGCCGTCCGGTACCTGCTGATCGCAATACTGAGCGACCTGATACAACGTCCATTTATCGATGTTAGCCGCAGTAAGCCGGTTACCAAGACCGAAACGATCGGTAACCACCAGATCGTAAAAAATCCACGCCGGGTTATCCGTCCATGCCCATTTAAACGCCCCGGTCCATGTACCGCTATAGGTTCGGGTTTCAGGGTCATAAGTATCAGGAACACGGATAACACGTCCGCGGGGCTCACAGGAGATCTGCGGGATTGAGCCGTTAAACTGGCTGGAGTCGAATTCAATGTAGAGCAGCGCGGTGTTCGGATAGCGCAACTTGGCGTCGATCACCTCAGTGAAGCTCTGCAGTGTCATCGTGTCGCCAATCTTCGCGCTGTTAGCATCGGCTGTAACCTTACGCAGTCTGATAGTCCAGGTACTGCCAGCCTGAGGTAAATCAATTCGGTGGCTACGCTCGTAACCAGAGGTTGTTTTCCCGGTCACGCTGGTATTGAGTACCGTCTGCCATGTTCCACCGTCCTTCTGCAGGTCGATAGCATAGTTGATCGAATAGCCGACCAAATCCCCGTCATCTTTCTGTTTAAACAGAGACGGCCATTTCAGACGCAGGCGTACTGCCGAGAGCTTGGTGTTAGTGAAAGTGCGTGTCCATGCGGTAACACTGGAAATTTCAGTACCCATGCTGATTTCGTTTTCGGTACCGGGAATACCCTGAATGTAATTTTGCGCCTGCGTTCCCGCGCGAAACTCCCACGTCACGCCGCTGAAGTTTTGTAAGCCGTCGGCGTTCTCCAGCGCCGTTCCGTCCAGGTAAATATCTTTGCCGGTTAGCGGCCCTGCAAACTCCCCTTCCCCAAGCGCAACGAGGATTTTAGCCTTCGCAACAGATTGCAGATCATCTGGCTGTTCGGTAGGAGTGCGGGAACTGGAGCTTCCGCCCTTGCGGCCCTTCAACACTTTTTCTGTACCCATATTGCGCCCATAAAAAAAGCCACCCGAAGGCGGCCTGAAAAAAGGTTTGTTATCTACTGCTGATCTTCAACATAAATTCCGGCAGAAATAATCGCTCCGCCGATTCGCCTGCGACCGTAGAGAAGTGGTACCGGGTAACCCTGAGCCGCGGTGTTTGTCACGCCACCGAAAGCGTATGAAGCGCGGTTATCTGCACTCTGTTTGCTGGCCAGCCCGGTTGGCTGAGGAGAAAGCATTTGCACAACCCCGCCGACCATCATCGCTGCACCAAATTGTGCGACACCATACCCGGCTGCAGATAACGTACCTGCAGAAAAATAGCCAACAGCCACTCCGACAACGACCAGCACTGCGCCAAGGATTGTTTGTAATAACCCAGCTTTTTTACTACCAATGATTACCGGAACGATGCGGATAACGTCACCGGTAACCGGAAAGCCAAGATCATCCTCACCAATGTTTCTTTTACCCTTAAATACAGAGTATGTAAGCCCGCGACGCTGGCTGGAAATCATAAACTCCTCAAATCCGGGAATGGTCTTCGCGAGTGCGACACCGGCCTCGCTCACACGGGAAATCAGGCGATGGTGAACTTTACCGAAGGTTTTACCGAGCACGCCACCTAGCTCGATACGACTCATGACTTCCTGCATACTTCAACGCCCCTCAAATCTTTATAGCGAACGACTTTCATTGTCCGTTCCTGCCAGTAACCGCCGTACGGCACACGCTGGCTCAGATGTCCGTAAAGGTGGTGCAGCAGCATGTTGCCCTCAAGCAGGATCCCCGCGTGATTCCACTTATCGGCCTGGACCTGCATGATCACCATATCGCCTTGCCTCGGCGGTCCGTCGAATTCCCGGAAGCCGCACTCGTACCAGCAATCCTGATAGAAGTTGTCCGGATAATTGTTTTCCCACCAGGGATAATCGACGCGGTAATCATGGAGCTCTATACCGTGGTTTTGGCGGAAATAGCTCATGACCAGACCCCAGCAGTCAAAGTGACCAAGCACAAATGGACGTTCCAGCAGCGGCAGTTCTCCGCGCGGCTGGATGGTACGTAAATCCCCCTCCGGCCAGCTCACGATGTGCCAGGGTAAAAGTGATGCATCGCATTGCGCTTTATCCAGTTCGCTTGGTTGCGTCGTGGCATCAGGGTGGCTGTGAGCGATGGCGATCACAGTTCCCCAGTCTTCAGCTGCTGCGTAGTCTTCCGGACAAAGGACAAAATTGTCCTCTGGCACCGCTGCAAGATTACGGCACGGGAAATAACGTTCAACGCGGCTTTTCTGAACCACGACGCCACAGCACTCACGAGGATATTCAGCTGCAGCATGCGCCATAATGGCATCAATGGTTTTCTGACGCATATCAGCTCCTGATCAAAGACGTCCCCGGGAAGCCACCAAACGAGAGTTCGTTATTTTCGCCGAACCGAAGTTTGCAGGCCGTCAGAGTGCCGCTGCATTCATCCAGGGACGGATCGCTGACCGGGTTATTGTTTTTGTCGAAATAGTTGGTCCCGGCATAGTCGCAGCCGTCGCCCGTGCGATACTTGTTCCGGATGCACCAGGTACAGAGCGAATGCAGCTGACGCGTCGGAATCATCAGTCCCTGCAGGTCCATCGGACTTGAAAGTGTGAATTCCACGGCCTCGTTTGTCTCTGCGCTTTTGGCATCAATGTAAAATACTTTCACCTTTTCCTGCGTAGGGTCTGCCGTGGGGTTCCCGCCTGGAAAATTTCGGGCATCAAGGTAGCTGGCCAACGTATCATGGATCGTGACCTTCGCCTGCAGCAGATCATCATAGGCAAGACAGAGCGCAGTTATAGAGCTGTCGAGGTTAGCAACCGATAATTTGGGCTGCGCGCTGCCCCCACTGGTGGAAGCCTCAATCCCCTCAATCTGGCAGGGCCACGCTTTATATTCCTGCCCCTGCCACCAGATGGATTTCGCAGGAAGTTTACTTTCATCCCCACCAGCAGCATCAATCTCCTCTGGTGTATGCGCGATATTATGCGCATGGAAGCAAAGCACATCAGACATACCGAAGGTGGTACCATCTACAGTAAAAAGCCGGACAGTATTGCCCGGCTCGAGTTTTTGATAATCAGCATGAAGGCTCATGGTGCAAATGCCTGTTCAAAGGTTGCAGTTACGGTTTCCACTTTTTTATTCAGGGTGACTCGCTGAAGGCTATCTGCCTCAACACGCCAGAGGGCTAAATCACCACCAGGTGGAGTGAATGTGAAAGACTTTGTTTTATGCCTCCGCAGAAATGAATGAATCTCCCTGGCAATTACCGGATCGCCAGTAAAAGAAAAGGCATAATTTAGAACCTCATCGTTCAGGCCAGAACCACTTACCTGCTTGTACCCATCACCGAACTGCGCCGTTCTGACTGTATCTTTGCTGCTCAGAGTGGGCTGGCTTGCTGCCTGAATCTTCCATGCAAAATGCTCTATGGCCATCATTTACCTCTCTTTAGTGGCATTCCAGATGATTCCCCCAGGCCTTGTTTCGCGCGCGATGCCTTCGCGGACCGAACGATCAACCACTTTCTGATAAGCCTGAGCAAGTGCACCATCACCACTCTGCTGCTTCGTATCGTTAGACTGAGCTGTAGTCACTGACACGGGGGCGTAAACGCTAATCCCGCCGATGCCAGCACCGGCTGCGCTCCCGCCGCCGACCAGACCACCGGATGCATACCCGCGCATCAGCCGATAAAGATTGGCCACGCCGATGCGGCTGGTTGACTCTTTGGTGAAGACGAACTCCCCGCGGTGAACGATACCGGCTGGCTCGAACTTGCCGCCATGCCCGGTAAAGCCGCCTGCGTCAAAGCCCGTAGGGCGGAAAGACGGTACCGCGAATGACTGGCCTGCAGAGGCCGTATTAGTTCCGCTACTTATCCAGCCCATTGCACTCTGGATTGCGTAAGCCACCAGTAGCTGGTTAATAACGTTTACTATCATTTTGAGGATCGAGGTGGTGAAGTCCCTGAAGCTGGCTTTGCCGGTTGTCACAAGGCTGGTGAGCTGGCCCGCCAGCCCGGTGAATGTGGCCTGCGAAATCTGCTGAACAGAGCTGAAAACGTTTGCCGCTGAATCCTGATATTCAGCCCAGCCCTGTTTAGCACCGGCCAGCCAGTTTGCGCGCAGGGCATCTTCAGCCTCGAACGTCGCCCTTTGCTCTTCCAGAACCTTTTGCTGCGCCTGAGGGGTGTACGAATAGCTTTCGCTGAGACGCTGCAGCGTAGTTTGTCGCCCGGCTTCCCGGGTGGATACCCCCTCAGACTGAGCCTGCAGGCCCGCCCTGGCGGCTTTTTGCTGCTGCTCAAACTTCACGGCCTGATCGGCCAGCTGGTTGAGCTTTTGCTGGCTGGCAACCTTATCGCCAAGATCGGCCAGCTGCCGCTTGTACTCGAGCGTTTCTTCCTTGTGCGCCAGCAGGGATTTTTCCTGCGCCGTAAGCTGACGACGCCCCGCGGCCTCCTGCAGAACGGTGAACTGATTTTCAGTCTGCCAGAGATCCTGACGCTGTTTGCTTATGACGTCGTTCACGCTGGTATGCTGCTCGAGCGTTTTAAGCTGGGCCTGAAGAGTGAGAAGTTCGGCCTGCGCCTTTTCCTCGGCCTTGTCTCCGGCGGGAGTTGAATAGCTTTTGCCTTTCGGCGTTTTGACATCCTTAAACTGCTTTTCAATCC